AGATAATTTAATTACTTGGGACACAACAAACTTAAGTAAAGGAATGGCTCTTGGTTCAGATACTAGCAAGATTGTTTTTGCTGTACCTGGCACCTACAACCTTAACTTTTTAGGTCAGTTTAACTTTACGGGTGGAGCAAGTAACTACAACATCACAACCTGGTTCTCTAAAAACGGTGTTCAGGTTCCTGCTTCTGCTTTTACTTTTACCACAGCTAGTGCTCAGAATTCACAAGTATTAGCAAATATTGAATCCCCTATTTCAGTTGTTGCTGGGGACTATATCCAATTTCACTGGTGGTCTGGTGCATCAGGTATGGCACTGATTGCTACGGCAGCTGGCACAAACCCAACCCGTCCAGCATCTCCATCAGCTAACATAACCATCTATAACGTCGGATAATGCCGTTTAAGTCTCGCGTTCAAGAAAAATGGATGTGGGCTACCCATCCTCAGATGGCACGTCAATGGCAAAAAGAAACCCCTAAAGGTAAATTACCTAAAAAGGTTAAGAAGGAGAAGAAGTATGACAAAGGCTAAACTAGGCTCAGGCTCACGCTTTAAGAAGGTCGAAGCAGAGGCTGCCAAGGGCGGAGCTAAGAACCCTGCTGCAGTTGCTGCTGCTGCAGGCATCAAAAAGTACGGAGTAAAGAAGATGGAAGCCATGGCCCACAAAGGCAAGGCTGCCCCTAAGAAGATGGGAAAGAAAAAGTAATGTGCATGTCATGCGGATGCGGTAAGAAAAAAGGCGAAGCTGGGTACGGCAAAGGTAAAGCTGCTGACAAGAAGCAAGACGCCAAGGTCATGAAGGGTATGACCCCTAAGCAAAAAGCTGCCTTTGAAAAGGCAGATAAGAAGATGGATAAGAAGAAGCCGTCTGCTAAGGAAGACGCAAAGATGGACAAGGCTTTGGCCAAGAAGGTCAAAAAGAAGTAAGCGCTTAGGCCACCGAAAGGTGGCCTTTCGTTTATCCTTATATAAGTTCCATGCGGGACTAGACTCACCCTTGCGAAGTACACTGCCTCCTGAAGGAGATTGCCATGTCTGGTAAAAAGATTGATGCTGCATCTAGCGTTGAATTCGCTAGAGCCATCGTCAGCAATATACCTGATGTCCGGGAAGACTTACTAAAGCAAATTGGTGACGTCTACTATGAGGCACAGGTGTTCAAGAGTGTACTCAGGAAAAAATAACCTAGACGCCGTAGCGCGCAATATCTCAACCTCACTAGCTCCTGTCTTTACAAAGGACCTTCGTGAGCTTGCCAAGCTTTCTGGTTGGCCTTCCCACGTAATTGAAGGAATGACCGTGGTCTCAAAAGAAGACACCACACTTGCCATTGAGTATTCAGAGGCTTTAAAAGAAGAGATCGATGATCTTGAATACGGCCCAGAGTTTGGGATTGCAAACACATCTATTCGAGCTTTTCTATACCGCTGTAACTCTAAGCTTCAAGGCGCTTTATACACGGCCATCCCTGGAATGATTGCTGAGGTGCTCTAATGGGTAATGGGTTTATTGTAGCCGAAGACTTGGCGTTAAAAACTCTTCTCAGCGGGATAACAGTTTCAGACGACTCTAATGCCAGCCGCCCTGTAAAGGTATGGTTTGGTTACCCTGACCTTGAAATCCGTGATCAAAGCTTTCCATTTATTACAATTGACCTTATTGATATCTTGCAGGCGCAAGAGCGTCAAACCGCAGGAACGTTGGTAGATAGCGACTACCAAGGAACTATCGCATCTCAAGCTGGTTATGGTTACTCATACAATATCCCTGTTGCATATGACCTTGTGTATCAGATCACGTCTTACTCACGTAATCCGCGCCATGACCGCGCGATCATCTACCAGCTACTAAATAAGTTTCCATCAAAGTATGGGTACCTAACAGTACCTAATGCTTTAGGCACAGAGAACAGTGTTCGTTCTATGTTCCTTGATGGATTTGTAAAAAGAGACGCCGTTGCTAGCGAAACCGGTAATCGTCGTCTTTTAAGAAACGTACTTTCAGTAAGAGTTGTAAGCGAGATGACACCTGCTCAAGTCGCTGCCACACCTCTTGTTGACTACGTGGATATCAACGCTACTACATCGTCCATCCCGTCCACACTAACACCTGTACCACCAAACGTTAATCCGTAAAATCACTAAGGAGATAAAGTAATAATGGCAACTTATAACCGACCTGGGGTGTACGTTCAGGAAACGCTAAACCCTATTCAATCAGTGGCTGGTTCGTCAACCAACACGATTGCTGCTTTTCTTGGAGCTAACGACCGTGGTCCTCTTACTCCAACACTAGTCACCTCATGGGGACAATACACAACTTTGTTTGGTAGTTGGAACAACACTTCAGTAACATCTAACCCAAACAACCTACCACTTGCTCTTTACATGTACTTTGCAAATGGTGGTCAATCAGCTTACGTAACTCGCGTGTTCAATGGAACTGTAAGCTCCTCTACAGCTACTCGCTCATTCAATGATGGTGCCTCCGGATCAGCACAGCCTACCTTGAAGATAAGCGCTGTTAGCCCAGGTACATGGGGCAGCAACATTAACGTAAGCATCACGGCATCTACAAGCGGAGCCTCTACAGCTACTGTAACTGCGGCTTCTGCTGCCGGTGGGGTTATTACATACACAGCGAACAACGTGTTCTCAGTAGGACAGGCTGTAACTATTGCTGGCCTTTCAACAAGCGCGTTTAACCTAACAAACGTGATCATCGCTTCCGCTTCTCCAACACAGTTCACTGTGTCTAACGCTGCAACCGGAACTGCAGTAACAGGGGCGTCCGCTACAGCTACTGGTCAAAGTAACTACTTTGATCTAACTGTATACTACAACGGAACATCTTCAGCTAACGTTGTTGAACAATGGACAGCAATTTCTATGACTGCTTCAGACCCTCGTTATGCTCTTACAGTAATTAACGCAGCATCTAACTACATCACAGTCGTTGATTTAGGATCAACATCAACAGGCATTACACGTAACCCAAGTGGTGCTGGTCTTGCCGCAGCTCCTATCCTGAGCGTATCTTTGAGCGGTGGTTCAGACGGAACGTCTGCTGCTCCTGCTGCCGCAACAGCTTCTATCTACTCAACAGCTCTAAGCCTGTATGACACAATCCCACAGTCTTTGACTTTGAACATTCCTGGAGCTACAGATACAGCAACCGTTAACGCAGCAATCACCTACGCTACAGGTTCAACCCGTCTAAACGATGTATTTGTTATTATCGATGCTTACCCAGCACAGTCTGGACAAGCAACACTTAGCGATAACTACACTTCCACTGCTTCAGCTCAGCTTACACAAGCGGCTACTTACCAAACAACTTCTCAAGCAGCTGTTTATTACCCATCACTTACAATCGCTGACCCAACAGTTACTGTAGGTTCTGCAAAGGGTCAGACACTTGTTGTAGGAGCTGGTGCGGCTATGGCCGGTATCTATGGAGCGACGGATGCTGCTCGCGGAGTCTTCAAAGCCCCTGCTGGTTTACAGACACGTATTGCCGGAGCAGTTGCAGTCCCTCCTCTAAGCAATGCTAACTTGGACTCATTGAATAGCTCAGTACCTCCTGTTAACGCAATCAAGTATGTTGCAGGTTCTGGCATTGTTGTTATGGGCGCCCGCACACTGAAGCCAGGATATGTAGATCGTTACGTTCCAGTACGTCGCTCACTAACCTACATTGAGAAGTCACTTCGTGATCTAACTCAATTTGCTGTCTTTGAGCCAAATGATCAAAACCTATGGTCGTTGATCACATCAACTATCACAGGCTTCTTGACTACATTCTGGTCTCAAGGCGGACTTACAGGTGCGTCTCCAGATGCCGCTTTCTTTGTAGTCTGCGATAGCACAATCAATACCCCAACCACAATCGACAACGGATACGTAAACATTCAGGTAGGTGTTGCTCTACAACGCCCAGCTGAGTTCGTTGTCCTTAATATCGGCCAGTACAGCGGTGGTACCACCGTTACTGTTTCCTAAGGAGGAAAGTAAATAATGGCAACTAACCTAAGTACCTACAACTCAAGTCTGGCCACAGATCCTTTACGCACGTTTAGGTTCAAGGCAGTCTTCACATCAGCTGGTAATGATGGGTTTTTTGATCAACGCATCAAGAGCGCTACAAACCAGACATCTATGCCTGTAAAGGGCATCTCAACTGGATGGGTTGGCGGTTTCTCAACTATCTCTGGTCTGGCTATCCAGACACAGAACATCACCTACCGTGAAGGTGGATTCAACACCACTGTCCACCAGATTCCTGGAATGACCACCTTCCAACCAATTACGTTCACCCGTGGAACAATCTTCGGTAACGATCAAGCTATTTCATGGATGCGCGGTTTATTTGCAGCGTCAGCTGGAACAGGACTTAATCCGGGAGGTTCAGGGTCTACAGGCTCCGGCTTCCGTGTAAACATCGCTATCTACGTTAACAACCATCCAAATACAGATGTAGCTAATGACTACCCTCAGATGGTCTTCAACGTGTATAACGCATGGATCACAAGCCTAAGCTACTCAGACCTAGATGCTACTAACGGAGCATTGATGTTTGAAACAATGCAGCTAGTTCATGAAGGTCTCAGCGTTTCATTCACTGACGCTAATGGCAAACCTCTTAAGGCAGGATCAAGCACAACCGGTTCTACAACAGGTCAAGTGGGATCAGCTGGCGGAGGCCGCACTAACTACGCAATTAGCTAAGGTACAATTAACGATATAACTTATTTAGGAGAATAAAACGTGGCAGAAGTAATAACAAACCAAGAGTTAATCAATAAGTTCGCAGAACAGGCTATGAAGGAGCCCGAGGAGACAGTAACTACTCGGGTTCCTTTAGGTCCAGAAGTAAGCCTTCCAGGAGGGTTTATCGACAACAACGAACTAGTGACAACTGTAGAGGTGCGCGAGTTGACCGGTGTAGACGAGGAAGCAATTGCTAAAGCTTCTACTACAGGTAAAGCTCTTAACGTATTGCTACAGCGCGGTCTAGTAAAAGTTGGTCGTCGTGAGGCTACCAAAGAAGATCTAGATGAGATGCTCTCTGGTGATAGGGACGCAGCTCTTATAGGTATCCGCAAGGTTACTTTTGGAGAGACTGTTGACTTTAAACTCACTTGTCAGAGTTGTTTAACAGAGCAGGTTGCAACGGTAAATCTTACTGAGGACATCCCAGTCCATAAACTGGATGATCCTATTAACGATCGCACTTGGACTGTAGAAACAAAAAAAGGATATGTAACGCTGACTCTTCCTACCGGAGTAGTCCAGCGCAAGCTTTTGGAAAACGCTGACAAAACGTCTGCCGAGATCAACACTATGTTGCTTACCTCTTGCGTTTTGTCTGTAAACAACGAGCCTTCTGTAGGGGCGTACACCGTGTTATCTCTAGGTATCGGTGACCGCTCAAAGCTTGTTGAAGAGATCTTATCAAGGAACCCAGGCCCACGCCTTGGGGAGGTGAGCAAGAACTGCAAGGCATGTGGTGAGTCTATGTCTCTACCACTAAGTCTTGTTGATTTGTTTCGTATATAGAGATGAAGATTATGAGCATTTGTTAGACCAGTATGAGTTCCTAACTAGGACTTTTACTGGATGGACTTTAGCCGACATTAAGTCTATGTCGTTTAGAGAACGTCAAAACTGGATTGAAAGAGCAAGAAGGAATAGGAGGTATTGACCATGGATGACAGCAAAGTCGGACTTGGCCTCGGCGGGGGCGGCAATATCTCCCTATCCATTACCAACATCAAGCAGGACATTCTTGGCTTAAGCAACATAATAACTAATACGTTGCAGCCTGCTGTAGATAAACTTGTTAGATCTTTAAACTCTGTAAAGCTTCCTCAACTAGTAGACGCTAAGGGTAACCCTATTAGCAGTGGAGGCGCTGGTAACGGAAACATTGTTGCCTCAAACGGAAAGGTATCCGAAAGCGGTGGCGGAGGCGGAGGTAAGGAGGGGTCCACTGGCGGAGGCGGTTTTAGAAACCAGATATCCTCTGTAAATAATGGGTTCCAAAAGTATGTTGCTGCGTCTGGAGCTTTTAACTCTGGGCTAGAGGCAAGCGGTTTGATGCCGGGAGTACCTACTGCAGTAATGCAGGATCTGCTGACAGTTAGATCAGCGTTTTACGGGCAAGGTGGCTTTGGCGGTAACCTACAAAGCCAATCGGCAAACGTAAAAGCTTTAGAAAAGTCTTTAGCGCATAATGGTCTAGCTACAGATGCTATGGACTCTACAAGAGCGCTTGCTGTAGCTAACGACACAGGTCTTAGTGGCGCCACTAACTTTAATCAAGTTCTTCAGGGAGCATCTACCGCCTCTCTTTATACTCCTGGACTAGGTATTGCAGGAGCAACTCAAGCCATAGGAGGAACGCTTAATGCGCCGTCTACGGTAAACATGGCCCGTGCAATCGGCATAAATCTTCGCAGCCCTAATGGTTCTTTACTTCCTATGGATCAAGTAGTGGACCAAATCTGGAACTTTTTAAAGAAGCAAAACGGCGGAAAAGGTATGGATAAGAAGTCTTTCCAGATCTCATTGATGCCCGGTAACGGAATTTATAACATGTTGAGCGGCCTCTTTAACGGAGACCCAACAATGATTCAAATGACTGCTAACATGCTTTTGGCAAAAGCTCAATTTGGTGGAGCTGAGTTAAATTCCATTGGTAAACAGCAGCTAGTACAAGCCGGAGTGCTTTCACAGACAGCTGCCAATATCGGTGAGCAAACAGCAAACCAGACAAACTTAACTGTAGATCAGTCTGGACAAATTTCTGGTGGATACGATGCAAGCACAAAGTTCAACAACGCTGTGGATAAATTTGCTACATATATCGACAGGGTTACTGGCGGAGTAGGCTCTTTAAATGCTGCAAACCAAGGAATTATTGGTGGACCAGTGATGGCAATAAGCTCATCAATCAGTAAAATTCTTAGCATCTTTGGTTTAGCTAGCGGAGGACCTGCAATTAGCTCAGGCCCTATGGGTGACGGTAAGACCCCTTACATTGTTGGTGAAGAAGGCCCAGAACTGTTCTTGCCTAAAACTGATGGGACTATTATCCCTAACCACTCTTTAGGTTTAAACCGTAAAACCGGAGGCCCTACTAGTGCTGGCGGAGCTTCTGGGTTTACACAAGAGGATTTTGCTAAGGCAGTTATTACTGGGCTGGGTGGAACACCTACAGCTCAAGCAATCCAAGACCTAGTTTATTGGGAAGGTAAGGAGGGCGGTAACTGGAGCAACACCGCTAAGTACAATCCCCTTAACACGTCTTACCAATCTTCTGGCTCTACTAACTACAACACGGGTAAAGCTGGCAGTGGAGTACAAGCCTACACGTCTTGGCAACAAGGTGTTAATGCGACCGTTGCAACACTAACCGGACAGGGCGCAGCTTCTAGAGGTTATACGGATATCACTAAAGCGCTTACTGGTGGTGGAACGTCTACCTCTAACTTCTTGAAGCTAATGCAGTCCTCTTCTTGGGACGCTAACCATTATCAGGGCGGATCTTCGTCTTCTCAAAACTCAGTTGCATCTAGTGGAACACCTGCTGGAGCAGCTGCTGGAGCAGCTGACCTCAATGCTATAGCGGATTCTATGAGAGCTCAAAGTGGTGGTGGATCTGGAGACATTAACTACGGTGGACTTACATTTCAGTTCAATGGAATTACAGATACAGCGTCTATTGTTAACCAAGTAAAAACACTTATTAAAAACCCTACAGCGTCAATAGGAAAGAGCTAACATGAGCGGTATCGTTTCTAACAAAGGCGCGACCTCATCAACGAGTTCACCGGCATCAAACGGAGCAGTTATTACTGACCCATTTTCAATAGGAATTTTGGGTAACAACCCTCTTACAACCTCTACCCAACCGCTTCTTCCCGGTTTAAACACAACAATTAACTCTACACCTCAACCAAATAAAACACCAGACAAGATGAAGTTTAACCTGCCCCCTCATTCATGGAGTCGACCAGTAACACCTAAACAGGTTCTTCCAGCTAGTGACACAACAATTCCTGCAAGCAGCGCGTCCAATGATCTTGGTCTTCGTCTCACTCGTATGTGGTGCTATCAGTCTATTAATACAAACTCAGAGCTTGCAACGCCTGCTACTACTACAGACCCCTACGCTGGCGGTCTAACCATATCAAACCCTAATTTACACAGTGTAAGGGGAGCAAGAGGAAGCACATTAGTGCCTAATGCCCCTTCTACAGAGTCAACGCCTGCTACTACAGCATATGACTACAATTGGGGATTTCAATTCTTGTGGAACCCTACAAGCATTCAGACATCACAACAAAGAAATGTTAACGTAACACCAAACGCCACTGATGCTTTTTCTGGGTTAGCTGGGCTATTTAGTGCCTTTGAAACAATTTCTTTTACTATTGTAATTGATAGAGTTAACGACTTTGCGTGCGCCGCTGGCTTAAATTCTTTAACTGATCTTGGCTCTGTAGATGGAACGTTTATTGGGTTTACGCCGTCTGCAATCTCTAAGGCTAAGTTAAATGCTCTAACAGATTATTACAAAGGCGGAGCAGTTGGGTATGCAAAGCCCGATAACCCAGAAGATATAACTGGTCAGATACAAGACCTTTTAAAGCTAGGTACTATGGCTGACATTGAATACATTTATAGAATGCTTAACGGCTCTGGAGCCGCTGGATCAGCTGGGACATCTTCTACATTTTGGACAAACGCTTTAGGCAAAAAGACAGCAGACGTTGCCTTCCTACAACCAACCCCTATAGCAATTCAATTTGGCCCTGGAATTCACAACCTATCGTATGTTGGTTGGATCGATAGCCTGTCAGTAAACCACACAATATTTACTCAAGACATGATTCCTCTACACACAGAGATTCAAGTAACCATGTACGGTTTCTCACAGACTACATTAACTTCTGGAGGTCAATAATGTCAATATATAAGGGCTCTAGATATGAGTACGCCACTGTTGATTACGTTTCTACAGAGTTAAATGGGCCGTCGTACCCAATTGTCTTTAACACTATCCAACCTTTTTCTGTGCTTAATTACAGGACGCATACTTATACAGAAGGTGAACGCCTAGACACCATAGCAAATATCTACTATTCAAATCCAGGACATTGGTGGATTATAGTTATGGCAAACCCTGTAATCTCAGATTTTACTAACATTGCTCCAGGAACTGTATTAAGGATACCTAGTGTTTAATTACATATATGTATCTTTTCCTAACACATCTCTAGCCCCTAAGCTTGTTTATAGCTTAACTCTGCAACAAAACAGGTATGAACATGAGATTGCTTCTATTAAGTTTAGGGACTGGGGCGTTGCATACGAAGCTGTAGAAGCTGGGTCACCTGTAACTTTCACATTAGGGTCTGCAAAAAACGTTAAACAGTTTTACGGGTATGTTCACCATATCAATGTAAGTAGAAGCCCAGCAATTAATATGACAGAGGTTGTTGCTGTGGGCGCGTCTATGGTGATGAAAAACGAGTCTCAGCATGTATATAAAGGCCTATCTGCTGATGGCATTATCCAACAGATAGCAAAGAAAAATAACTTTGTAGCCTTTACCGTTCCGCACCCACGCATCTACCCACAAGTAACACAAGCTGGGCATACAGATTGGCAGCTTATGGTGCGTTTAGCAAAACAATGTGGGTACTCGTTAAGAACAGAAAACACAGAGATTTATTTTCAACCTATGCTTTATGAGTACACTACCCGTCGCTCAGAAGCTCCGGTGTATGTAATGAACGGGCCAGCAAGCCCACAAGGATCAACAATCTACTCCTTTGAACCTGTTATCTCAGAGACCCTTGAATATGAAGGGGATAAAAAGGGTGCAATTGCTATCGGCGGTGTTGATAAAAACAGCAAACAAGCCATGTCAATAACGCAACAGATAAGGGCAAAGAGCACAAAGAGCAACTCTAAACCTGAGTTCTTTGATAGGTTTGCTACCCATGTAGTTGCATCAGATGCCTCAACAGCTAAGTACGAAGCAGAGGCGGCGGAGAATAGAAACATATTCCCATACAGAGCAACAGCCGAGGTTATTGGTAACGCAAGTCTACGTCCAGATCTACCTATCTACTTGAGCGGTGTTGGCTCTCAATACTCTGGGTATTGGACAATTCTTGGCACAGAACATAAAGTTGTTGAAGAAACACGTAACATACAACGCTATACAACTATCTTGTATTTGGGCACAGACTCTTTAGGAAGCGCTGTTCAATGGACAGACGGACAGACCGTTTCGTATCCAACTCTGGGCGGTATAAGAACTATTGTGCCCGGTGTTCGTCAAACAGCTACCCTTCCGACTACTAAGCTAAAAGTAACTTCTCCTAACATTGGCCCTCAGTCATCTTCAAGCTTTGGTTTAGCCACTAACAGGCAGAAACCAAATACTTCTTCTCCTGTGTGGGTTACAGGAACGCTATCATTAGACCCTATAACTCAGCCTACAACCAGCACAAGCACTCAAAGTAACCCTCAGTTAAGTAAAATTTCTAGGAGCATTGTATGACCGACGATAACGGCACTACTTACGATAAGCGGTTTTACGGCATATACGAGGGTGTTTGCACCAATAACCAAGACCCAGATGGGCAGAATAAAATAAAGCTTCAGATTCCTCAACTCGTGGGGGTCGCGGAAACAGATTGGGCTAAGCCCTGCCTACCTGTTACAGACAACTCTAACCATCCAGATCATCAGCCGCATACAGCGGCTCAAATTGCAGCTCTACTAACAACAACTCCTACAGGGGTTTCTGGCGGTACGGGCGGGGGCACTGTGCCAGCGTTAACTGTTGTAGCAAAGACTGGTGCTAGCAACCTGACGCACCCGCATGTAACAACCGTTAATACTACTAACCTGTGGAATGACTCATCGGGCACAGCTTTTAATGACGCAACAAGTACGTTAGAGCATACGCCTCACCGCTTAGTCCCTAATATTGGGCAAAAAGTTTGGGTTATGTTTATTGCTGGAGATCCAAATTACCCGGTCTGGTTAGGAGTTGAACTATGAGTGTTACGCCAAAAGCAATATCTTTGCCGTTTAGTTTTGACGTTAACGGGGCTGTATCAACAACTACAGACGAGAAGAAGATGGTTCAAGACAGGGTTGTTATTACCCTTATGACCCTTCTAGGAGAGCGTGTTATGCGCCCGACCTATGGAACAAACGCCCGAGCCCTTGTGTTTGAGAACATGGCGTCTGTGCCGACTGTTGTCGAGCAGTATGTTCAACTTGGATTCTCTGAGTGGCTTCCTTATTTGAACCTTCTAAGTGTTGATACAAGCTTGGATGTAGACAGCAATTCAATGGTAATAACCGTATCTTATAACTACGGCCCATCAACTACCCCAGTAACTGTGTCGGTACGCACTGCTATACTTGACAAGACTGGAAATATCATTACGGAGGTCCCAAGTGTCTACTAATTACGTGCCGTCTATTGACTACACATCTCGGGATTATTCGTCGATCCTAACGGATATGACAAACCTTATTCCAAATATTGCGCCTTATTGGACCAACCGTGACCCAGCCGACTTTGGAATTGCCCTACTAGAACTGTTTGCCTACATGGGAGATATTCTCAATTATTACATTGATGTATCCGCTAATGAAGCCCTTATTAATACGGCAACACAGCGCTCTACCGTCCTTCAGTTGGCTAGCCTAATTGGTTATACACCTACAAACGCAAAAGCAGCAACAGTTACAGTTAAGTTTACTAACTCTAACAGCTCATCAGTAAATTCTGTAGGTGTTGTTAACGGCGTAGTAACTGTGCCCGCTCTTACACAGATCGCTACTTCAGCCGTAGCTAACTCTACAACATCTCAAATTATATTTGAAACCTCAGCTCCACTTACTTTGCAGCCTGGAACAAACGCAACAGTATCCGCTACTCAAGGCTATACAGTGGCTAACGAAGAAGTGACCACGTCCTCTACAGGAACACCTTATCAAACATACGCCCTGTCTAACCCTTCTGTGATTAGCATTTCAAGCGTAACAATTAATGGAGTTGCTTACCAACAGGTAGGATACCTAATTGACTACTCCGGAGACGCCGCAGTGTACTCAGTGACAACTGATGCAAACAACGTTACTTACATTCAATTTGGAGATAACGTAGCTGGGCGAATCCCGCCTACAGGATCGCCTATCTATGTAACTTATAGAGTTGGCGGAGGCGTTATTGGAAACGTGGCAACTAGCACAATTAAGTACATTACTTACTGGCCTGGACTTTCTCAAATCCCTGTAGGAATTACTGTAATAAATGACTCTACCGCTGCTACAGGCGGAGCTGACGCGGAATCTACCGACTCTATTCGAGTAAACGCTCCACTAAGTATCCGTTCAGTTAACCGCGCAGTCTCATTAGCTGACTATGCTAACTTAGCTGTTCAGGTAAATGGTGTCTCAAAAGCTATAGCAAACGCAAACGTTTACTCTGCAGTAACTCTTTATGTTTGCCCATCCGGTGACCCTGGAGTGGCCTCAGACAACTACACTCCAAGTTCTGTTTTCAACAACGTAACTTCAACTGTAAACCTATACTTGGTGGATAAAGCGCCAGCAAATACAACTGTGGTTTATCAACCTCCTACTTACATTGGCGCTTATTTGATGGTTAGCATTACAGTTAACCCACAATATACGCAGTCCTCAGTCGTTTCTAACGTAACAACTGCCATTAATAACTTGTTCTATATTGACAATGTTACGTTTAATGACACTGTATCTGTGTCAAATGTCTACAACGCAATCGCATCTGTAGAAGGAATTGCAACACAACAAATTCAGATGTTTGTGCGTGCGGATAAGGCTCAAGCCTACGCTGTAACAAACGTGGCATTGACCTCTAACGTGGCAACTTTGACTGTAGGAACACACAGCTTGTCTGTAGGTCAAACAGTGCTTGTCAACGGGGTAGCTGGTACCGGGTTAACTATATTTAATGGAACTTATGTTGTAACTGCGGTAACGTCTACAACATTCTCATATGCTTTAATCTCAGGTAACGTATCTTCAACACCTGTTTCAGGGCCTATTGCTGCGGCACTTACAGTTAACGACGTTGTGTGTGCGATAAATGAAATCCCTACAATAAGTGAAATATCTGCGGCTGGAGCTACGCTACTAACATCTACTAGCTTATCTACCTTCTTAAGCAACATACAGAGCAATACTGTTACTGGTATGGGAACTGTCTTTATCAACGCTAGCGGAGGAATTAACAGCTAATCATGGCACGCTACGGATACGACTACTATGATGAATCTTACTACGGAGCCAATAACCCGTTAAAGTTAAGCGTTCTTCCTTTTACGGCTACGCCTGGCGCTGTTGTTCCAGTAGGAGCCTCCAGTGGTTACAGTAACTATGGCACTGTAACTCTTCAATGGTCTAACCCTAGCGGCCTTTGGTCTAACTTAGTTTTGGTAAGAAACGCTTACGGGTTTCCGGTTAACTCGTATGATGGAGTTCAAGTATACACAGCAGTTAACGACGGACATGCTTCGGTGTCATTCATAGATACTGGCTTACAACAAGGCGCATTTTACTACTATTCGATCTACCTATTCAACACTACACAATATACATGGACTAACGCCGGAAACGTTATCGGCTTGTCTGTAAAGGACTTCAACAACTCATCAAAGCTGTACTCTTACCTGCCAGATATTTACAAAGTATCTACTCCGTACACACCTACGACTGATTGGGATAATCCGCTCCTTCAGCAGTTCTTAAATAACTTTGCATTTCAACTTGACTGGGATCAAACGCTAACTGAGTCATTAATACACCGCTACGATGTTACGCAAGTTAGCGGTCAGCTAATCCCGTCTATGCTGAATCAATTTGGTCAAAATTATGAAGCTGCCATCGGGCTTCAGCAAAATCGAATTCTTCTTCGAGATAGCGTTATCCTAACAAAGCAACGCGGATCAAAACAAGGATTAATCGGGTTCTTAGAAGATTTCACAGGATGGGCTATCCCGAACCCAGTGCCAGAAGTCACGTTTGTATTAGGACCCAACAACCAATACGTACCTGTAGCAGCAACAACCACTGAGGCGCCTAACCCATCAGTAGTTGGATTGAAGACAGGTGTCAATTTGATGCTTGACTATAATGACTCTTCGTTTGAAGAAGGACCTGGCCACTGGGGATCTTTGGACGGAACAGCAGACTACGATCAACTAGATACATTTAATATTGCTAGTTTGTCATTAACTTCTAACGTAGTAACTCTTAACCTTCAAACTACAAACCCAATTTACACTGTAACAAGCGCGTCTATTACAAGTTACGTGGCTACCGTAGTGACCTCGTTTAACCACAATATCCCTGTAGGCGTAGATATAACAGTATCTAATGTCGGCACTGCCTACAACGGCCATCAAACTGTAACAGCAGTAACATCAAATACAATCTCATTTACTGTTGCTACAGCGTCTGCAGCAACTACAGCTGTGACGGGGTCGGTAGTTCAGTACATTCACATGTACGACGTAGGAAACTCTATTACCGTTTCTAATCTTCCGTACCCTTCATTGAATACGGGATCTACGCCTGTTCAAATTACAGCTATAACAGCAACAACTATCAGCTTTGCGTTAACTCAATCGAATATCCTATTAAGTACTGGGTATAACACGTCGTTAGGCGTATATGGAACAGTTTCCCCGTACCCATCCCCTGCTGTGTTTGATGCTAATGGCACACTAAATGGAAGTTATTCCACTTTATGGCCAAATAAAAACTCAGGCATACTTGCTTTTTATAATCTTTCATCTAGCTCTCAAACAATCACAGCTTACTGCGGGGATGCGTCCCCAGTAACACAAGGTATCCCTGTAAAAGGCGGTAGCTACTACACATGGAGCTTCTACGCAGCCTATGGTTACTCCGGAACAGCTAGAAACGTAACTCCTATTGTTAAATGGTTTACTCGCACAGGCGCATATATCAGTTCATCTTCTGGAACTGCAGTGTCTGATAACACAGCTACATTTTCATCCGGTGTACGCCCTTACGTAACAGCTCAAGCACCTTCTACTGCTTACTATGCTGCTCCTGGAATGTCTATAGCAAGTACTGCGGGAAGCGCGTCAAACGAACACCATTTCTTTGATGCTTGTCAATTTGAGTTAACTTCCTCTGGCGCAACTCCAAGCGTATTTGATGAAGCAAGAAACATACATATTACTTTTAGAGCTACACGCATTAATGAGTTGCTTAACCCGCACTATGCGTCAACATCTAACTGGTATTCAACAAACGCTTCAAACTCTCTTGTATCTTCTGCGTCCCCATCAGTGGCTTTGCTACCTGAACCAACTACAACCAGCTACACAATTACCAATACCGCAATTGCAGCAGGAGTAGTAACCGTAACTCTAAGTGAGCCGCACACACTTCAAGTAGGCAGCACTGTATACATCGCGTCTGTATCTGGCACTGGGGTTACGGCAGCTAACTATCTTGGATACCGCGTTATTACAGGAGTTGTTCTTCCAAGCAATGGAACTACTTATACAGGGTTTACTTTCTCTGTATCTAGCAGCATTAACCAATCTTCAGTTTTGTCATCCGGTTCTGCGTATAGCGCAGGTCATCAACTTGCGGTAACTGCAACTGGAACTTCGGCCGCGCTCTCTTCTTGGAACGGCTCTACTACATCTCAACAGACACCGATCTACTATCCAAATAGCTCTTATATTTGGAGCACATACGCTCAAGCCCTAACTGCAACAGAATCTCTTACAGCGTCTATAACCTGGTACGACATCACCAATACTGTTATAAGCACATCTACAGGATCTCCTGTTTCTGCCCCCGTTGGTTCATGGGTTCGACCATATGTAACTGACATTGCACCATCTAACGCTGCCTACGCTACTGTAAAAGTCTCATGGACAACTACATCAGGAAACGTTGTTTACTTTGATAAAGCTCTATTCGAAAAATCGGGAATACTACAGACATACTTTGACGGCTCTGGCGGTCCGGGTTTTGTCAACGACTTTAGCTGGGAAAACGGAAATATAAATGCCGGACGCAGCCACTTCTACAAGAACTACTACAACACTAAGGCTCGTTTAGTAGAAGGCATAGTTCAAGGGGCGCTGCTTTCTGGTCAAACAGCCGCCGTGTTCTTGTCACAACCACAGACCTAGTAGCAACCCCCCAAAGACTTGTGATAGTGTAGGCCTCCCCTAACGAGGAGGTCCTAATGGACAACTATGTTCTAGTAGCTGGTAATGGAAATACCAGTCGCGCTAATCTAGAAGCGCTTATGGAAGACTACTTCTACTCTAAAAAGTCTAAGAACGTTCTAGTTCTAGCTTTTGATAAGAGGCCAAGTCAAGGTCAGATGTTTGCAGCCCAGCTTGCAAAAGATAAAGACATTGACATCATTGCAATAAACACAGTGGATGATGCTCCGGGCCTACCATCCTGCAGCGTCACCCAAAGCGATGACCCAATCAAGTTAGCTATAGAAACTCTATCCTCTGATAAAGACAGCATCTTCCTTCTTTGGGATGATGAGGATAAAGACTGCCTCAATGCGCTTGCCTATGCCAAGGAATCTGGTATCAAGTGCTTAGACCTAACTGACGGCTTAAACGCCCTTACTGCCTCTGAAGACATTAAAGCCGATAAGCCTATCGCTGTCCCAGAAGCCGAAGAGTCTCCTGAAGAAGAGGATGAGTTTGAGGAAGAGGAAGAGCAGGAAGAGCCGGACGAAGAGGACGAACTGTACGAAGAGGTGTACCTAGGGCTAGAAGCAATAGCAAAGCTAATTGCCAAGGCTGTGGTAGCCGAGTTAAATGCCTCTAAAAAGTCCAAGAAGGCCCCTAGGAAGTGATCACAGCCCGAGCTATAGGTATCCTAGAGGAGATTGCTATGCGCCCGTCCCATGGCGGGGCTGTAGGGCTTTCTAAGGTACTGGGTGAAGGACGTGAGGCTATCCAAAGCTCGTTGACCCTTCTTCGTAGGGAGGGGTTGATTGAGACGGTGACCAACAAGATGAAAAACGGCAGGATCATCTCTAACCTACAGATTACGTCTGCGGGTATCCGGCTACTGGAAACCCGTATGCACACATTGCAGACTCAGCTGAATAGTAACTTATTACTAAGTACTTATTCTATTAACTATAAACCGAATAGCGAACGGGGTTCGCGGGAGGAGGAGAGCGTGGAGTATTACGATAGTGAAGAAGAGCGGGAAGAGGCTCGGCGCAAGCATCAGGCTGCCAAGCATCGGGAGAAGCTTGACCTTCACGAGAAGCGCCGTTCCGAACGTATGGCTCGCCGTGATGTAACTAATGCTGATTCATGGACATCCACCGACTCTACTTTCGAGTTTGCTGAGCAGATGCACCGCCTTTGGCACATTGCTCCATGGGAAGTTACCCGCAGTCGTTTTAGGTACGCACTTGACAACAAGCGCAAGGAGTACAACACTGACGGCGCTATTGAGCGTTTAATGATGGAGCGGTTCTTCGATAAGATCAAGCACGATAAGAAGCTTAATAACCCTGAGCTCGTGTGGAAACGCTTTATTATCGAGTTCGGTTCGCTTTATCTAGAAGTCTCAAGTATGTTACAGGCGCAAGACAACATTGAGGTTATTAAGGAAGAAGCCCTTAAGTCTCAGGAATGGTTGGATAATGTTTAAGCTAGAAGACGTTAAGGCGCGACGCCGCACTTGGATTCAAATGGCAAGTGTTCCATCTGGACGTATTGGTTGGACGCTAGATGACTGCGTAGATACTCCCGAGAGTGTTATATCCACTACTCGTAAGTGGTTAGCCGCTCTTGGCAAAGGCGCTGTCATTCGTGCTAATGGTGCTCCCGGTTGCGGTAAAGGTCTTATGTTCTGGGGAACACCAGGTCAAGGAAAAACAACGCTAGCCTTATCAATCATTCAAGACATCATGCTTAGTTTCTCTTTAGAGCAACTAGACGTTAAAGATGGTCGAGTACTTATTCGCCCTTGCTACTTCACAACATTCAATGATTTGCTTGACCTAAAAGGCGCCATGATGGATGGCCCTACAGAGGATCAAGAGGTTATATACCAAGGCATCTTAGGTGACTGCCCAAACGATGCTTACAATATTCGTGTACTGATCATTGACGACGTAGGAAAAGAGCACGCAACTCTTAGTGGCTGGCAAAAGCACATGTTGCACCACGTGTTGAGGACCCGTTTTAACAACGGATTGCCTACCATTATTACCACAAACGTAGAGAGGAAGGATTGGGCAGCACTATACGGAGATGCTACAGAGAGCTTTGCTAATGAAGCTTTTACCTACCTTCCAATTGAGTCAGACAAAGGTGACCTACGAAAGTGAAGAAAGAGAATAACGTGAGCGATCTACGCCTAGTACAGGTATTTTTAAGTCAAACACAGAATCCTGGCCCAGGCATCTACGAGGTCTCTTCTAACGAATCTGGGGATCTCTTCTGCACATGCCCTGGCTATCGTGCACGTTCTGTCTGTAAGCACACTAAGTTTGTTAACGCCCGTATTGATAGCAATAAAGGGCACTACCCACTAGAGATCTCTAGTCGCGCTACCGAAGAAGACACAGATAAGGCTAAGCGTTCCAATCAGGACTTTCGAGAGTTCGTAATTAGGTTTGGAAAAATAGAGGTCTATTAAATGAAAAACGGGGACATCAGTAATGAGCTCCCCAAAAGAATAGTTGTAACAACAGACGTATTCTTATTATCGGAGCTCATTGTCAAAAAGCGGTTCAAGGTTATTCCTGTACCGCATGTAGAAAAAAAGATTAAAAGGGAGATCCTTAGTTATCTTTATATATTTACCACTCGCAAGGGTATAACTCTTGAGATGGCCTCATTTAATATGGATGAGCAGCAGCTATTTGTATTGAATGAGATGCTTGACAACATGGGTACTAATCCATTTAGATACTTCACGGCATATAGTTCGGTCTCTGAGTTAGTTAAAGAGCTGCCTTACCGCCCAGAAGTTATAGGTGTGTTAGACAGCCCTGATAGACTATTACGATACGGACACTGGGGAATGGATATAAACGGACTATGAACAATGAAGCAAAGTTACTAAGTAAAGTTATTGAAGATCGCGATCTAGGTTTCATTCTTGAACAAGGTGTGAATGAAGAGTGGTTTGCTGACGCGTTTGATAAAAAGCTGTTTCGCTTTTTACATAATCACTTTGCTAACTATCAAGAGTGCCCAAGTCTCGAAGTAATTAACGAGAACTTTCCTACCTACGAACTTCTTCCAGTCCAAGACAGTCCTCAATACTTTCTAGATCGTCTACTAGAAGATCGCCGCAAGATCACTATCGTTAACACAGTAGGCGATGCTATTAAGGCTTTAGACAAAGAAGTGCCTGAGCACGAAACTGCTTTACGTCGTATGGAGATGGGAATCATCACCCTTGAAGAGCAAGGGTTAAACCGTTCCAACGACATGGAAATTACAGAGGCTGCTCGTCGCGCTAAAAAAGAATACGAATTTCGTAAGGCTAACCCGGGACTACTAGGTTTGCCTACAGGCTTTAAGACTATGGATGACGCAACATCTGGATTACAGCCCGGCCAGCTAATTGTTATCGTTGCTCCGCCTAAGACTGGTAAGTCAACTCTTGCCTTGCAGATTGCTATCAACTGTCACTTAGCAGGTAAGACTCCTATGTTCATGTCCTTTGAGATGAGCAACTCAGAGCAGAGCAGCCGTTACATGGCTATGCGTGCTCGCATCTCTCACAAGCGCCTGATGACTGGAACTCTGACCCAAGAAGAAGAATCACGTCTTATGAAGATCTCAGATAGCATTGCCAACATGGAAGATAAGTTCTGGCTAGTTGACTCAGCTCAAGGACAAACTGTTAGCGCAGTCGCCAGCAAGATCCAAGCTAAAGATCCAGATATTATCTTTATTGACGGTACTTACTTGATGATTGACGAGTCCGGTTTTGATCAAGGAACGCCTCAGGCTATTACCAGTATTACCCGTTCCCTAAAGCGTTTGGCTCAAAAGGTTAAGAAGCCCATTGTCATCTCAACTCAGGCTCTTACATGGAAGATGAAGAAGGGTCAGGTTAGCGCTGACTCTATTGGTTACTCTTCATCCTTCCACCAAGACGCAGACGTTATATTTGGCTTACAGCGTGAAGATGAGAACATTGAAGACACCCGTTTATTACGCGTTATTGCCAGCCGTAACGGTGGGTTAAGTGAAGTGTCTCTTATGTGGGATTGGAACACTGGCGCATTCCGTGAGATGGATAACGACGACCTATGACAGTCGAGGAGATGGAAGAGAACTTATCTGCTCTTGGTCTTGAGGTAATTGACTCTCGCGGTTATGAGATAAACACTTACTGTGCTGCCCATGAATCTCGCACAGGTCATATAGACCATAACCCTTCCTTTTGGATCAACGCAGACTCAACTGCATTCATCTGTTTTTCTTGTGGTTGGAAGGGCAACCTATACTCTTTGGTAACCTACATCACAGGAGCTGCGCCAACAGAGTCTAACTCTAATGTTTCTGCTCTATCCGCTAGGTTCAACAGGGTTATAAGAGAAAAGAAACCTGTAATTGAAGACCCAGTTATTATGAGTGAGTCTATGCTCAGCGCCTTTACAGAGGTTCCAGAGTACGCCCTTACAGCTCGTGGATTGACCGCAACTTCTTGCTATGCTCACGGGGTTCTTTGGGATGATCGTAACAAGAATTGGATAACTGTAATACGAGATCCTATTAACAATAAGCTGTTAGGTTGGCAGGAAAAGGGGTTTGATCGCCGTTACTTCAAGAATGTGCCTTCAGGAGTTAAGAAGAGTAACGCACTGTTCGGCTACGAGTTTTACCGTGGCGGAGAGATGATCGTCGTCGAATCTCCTTTAGACGTGGTTCGCCTAAGCTCTATAGGTATCCTTGGAGGGGTCTCCACCTTTGGGGCCATGGTCTCTGAGGTTCAATTTAACATCATTCGCGGGGCTGACCGCATTATCTTTGCTATGGATAACGACGATGCTGGTCGCGCCTCTTCTATGTCTCTACTTTACAAGGCCCGTGAAATGGGTGTAGAGTGCAAGTTCCTCAACTACGGAGATCTAGACGTAAAAGACGTTGGAGCTATGAGTAAGTCTGAGGTGTTAGACTGCATCAATAAGGCTAAACATTCAGTTCACGGAGAGAAGGCAATCGTATGATCATCGGACTAAGCGGCTATGCTCAAAGCGGTAAGGACACTGTAGCTAAGATCCTTATTGAGAATTACGGGTATGAGCGCGTGGCATTTGCCGATGCTATTAAAGACCTTCTGATTAAGATGAACCCAATACTTGAAGACGGTTACCGCTTAAACGAACATGTTCAAGAGTTTGGTTGGGAGCTGGCTAAAGCACGTCCAGAGGTTCGCCGCCTACTGCAAGACCTAGGACTAGGTGCACGAGTCATTATAGATGACCACATCTGGGTTGTAGCCGCTCTACAGAAAATGTACGACGTAGATAAGAACTACGTTATTACAGATGTTCGGTTTGAGAACGAGGCTGTCATGGTTAAGCAGATCTTTGGTGAAGTCTGGCGTATTGAGCGCGAGGGTGTAGGGCCAATTAACTCTCATGTATCAGAGTCTCAACTCTCTAACTGGGACTTCGACCGCATCATTAATAACAATGGCACCCTAGAGTACCTAGCTGTTGAAGTTAAGACTCATATGGATACTATTCTTGTATGACTTTCAAAGGAACCCTTCTTCCTTATCAGCCTGAGGCGGTAGACCGCATGTGCCAAGAAGGCCGCATGTTAGTAGCCTACGACCTAGGCCTAGGTAAGACTGTGCTAACCATCGCAGCTATTGAAAGGCTGATGGATGAGAACAAAGTTACAGAGCCAGGCCTTATCATTTGCTTATCTTCATTGAAATATCAATGGGCTAATCAGATTGAGAAATTTACTAATGGTACTTCACGCGCTTTGGTTATTGATGGGACGCCAAAGAAAAGAGAAGAGCAATACGCAGAAGCTCTTGATTGGCAAAACTCCCGAGTTGACTACATTATTCTCAATTATGAGCAGATCGTCAATGACTGGAAGTTCGTCCATAAACTACCTAGGGGATTTGTAGTTCTCGACGAGGCTACCGCGATTAAATCTTTTAAGTCTAAGCGCTCACGCTCAACAAAGAAACTAAATGATTCTCCATATCGTTTTGCTTTAACAGGAACTCCTATTGAAAATGGAAAACCTGAAGAGCTTTACTCAATCATGGAGTTTGTAGACCGAAATGTTCTAGGGCGTTTTGATATCTTTGATAAGACTTTCATCGTACGAAATGCTTGGGGTGGTGTAGAACGCTACAAAAACCTAACTACTCTACACGAGAAGATGAAAGACGCTTCTGTACGCAAAGCTCAAAAGGATCCTGATGTAGCACCATATCTTCCAGATTCTATTCATAAAGATCCTGTCTATGTTACCTTTGATAGAAAAACCTCAAGGCTTTACACAAAGATTACCAACGACATCTTAGAAGAACTAGAGAACGCTAAAGTTTTGTTTGGTTCTACGTTTAACATAAACGCACACTACGGATTAGAATCACGTCGAGGAGGGCCAGAGGACGAGATTCGTGGCCGTATTATGTCTAAGGTTACTTGCCTTAAAATGCTTTGCTCTCACCCAGAATTGTTAAGGACGAGTTCTAAGAAGTTCTTAGAGCTAGGAGGAGAAGGGTCTGGTTATGCCAATACGCTTGTTGAGTCTGGCGATCTTGACGGGGTTAACTCTTCACCTAAGCTGGATTATCTTGTACAGTATGTTAAAGACTTTTTGGAACAAGATGAGGCGAACAAAGTAGTTATATTTGCTACTTACGTAGACATGCTAGACATGATATCTGAGGCTCTTGGTAAAGATCAATGCCGTTTGTACTCAGGAAAAATGGATGCTAAGACAAAAGAGGATAACAAAGTTGCCTTCAACACTGACAGTAATATTCGCGTTCTCATTAGCAGTGATGCGGGTGGTTACGGAGTTGACCTCCCAGCAGCTAATCTTTTGGTTAACTATGACCTGCCTTGGTCTAGTGGTGCTGCGCTTCAACGTAACGGGCGAATAAAGCGTGCCTCATCCACATGGGAGACCATTGTTATTCAGGACATTCTTATCGGCGGGTCTGTAGAAGAACGCCAATGGGAGGCTCTGCAGTTCAAGACCTCTGTGGCAGATGCTGTTATGGATGGTGAAGGAATAGACTCAGAAGACGGAATTGATATGAGTATAGGCAGTTTAAAGCAGTTTTTAGAGGGTACGAGCGTATAGAATATACGGATGCCTAACGCACCTAAGACCCCAACGCGCACTATCCGCGTACCTGATGACCTATGGAAAGCCGTACAGGTCAAGGCAGGTAAAGAGGGAGTCACAGTAACAAGCGTGATTATTAAAGCGCTTGAGAATTACTTGACAAGCAACTAAACCCGTACTAAGTTTGTCCCCCTAACCACCAAGGGGGAACAAATGGAAGATTTAGATCGTACGGTAGCCCAATACGTTGCTATCAAAGACCAGATAACAACTCTTACCTCTCGTCAAAATGAATTGAAGTCTCGCATCTCTGAGGCAGTAGACGAGCTTGAACCTAATGAAAACGGACATAGGATTATGTCTGTTGGTGACGTTCGCCTTACTCGTCAACGCCGTGTGTCTAAGACATTAGACGTAGCACAGGCTGAATTAATCCTCACTAAAAAAGGCATTAAAGGCGCTTGCATGAAAATGGTTCCAGTAATTGACGAAGACGCTATTATGACTGCGTTTTACAACGGCCATTTAACAGAAGAAGATATTGACTCCATGTTCCCAGCTAAAGTAAGCTACGCACTATTGGTAGACACAAGTGAACGATGATCTAATTGACTCAACCTTTGCTGACCTAGATGATTACTATCCGGGAAGTAAGCGTAAGCGTAAGAATATAGAGCCTAAGAAACCAGAGATTGAACTAGACACCTCTTGGGATTCTAAGCCGTATATAAAGACTCTACCTAACGGTAAAGACGTAGAGATGTTTACTATTGGCGCACTTGCTGCCGCCTTAGGTCGTCCCGTAATAACTATCCGTACATGGATAAAGGAAGGCTACCTACCAGCCTCCCCATATAGGCTTCCCGCTAAAAAAGATGTTAACGGGGAAGACCATCAAGGTCGCAGGCTTTACAGCCGGGCTATGGTGGAAAAGGTGATCCAGCTGTTCGATTCAACTGGCGTTCTGTACTTAAAACGTATAGAATGGCCAATGCACCGGCAGCTTAGTAACGAGATTGCCGAGGCTTGGAGTCAAATCCGAGCAGAAGAAACCAAATAAACACTATGACAAAAGGATATGCAAACATGGCAATTAATCAAGGCGAATACGTAGTAGAGAACGATGAGTTCTCAAACTCAGCTGCTTCGATCACAGATCGTCCAGCTCAAGCAACATCATCTTCTATCAAGTCTGGTTGGGACGCTGCAGCTCCAGCTGTTTCTAATAGCGAATTTCCAAAAGACTTTAAGTTCGTAGATGGCGAACATCAAATTGTAAAGTTCTTGGATCCAGACGGTCCATTTGCAGTTTACAAGCAACATTTCCTTAGCCAAGTAACTACAGGTCGTCGTTCCTACGTGTCCACAGGACCTAACGATCCTCTTATTACTTTGCTCGGCAGCAAGCCTGAAGAGAAGAAGGCTTTTAGCGTTGTTAATCTGAGTGCTCCGGGAGGACCACAACGTCAGATTCTTACCGCATCTCCTCGTTTGTTTAAGTCCTTACACGCTGCTCATTTTTCACCTCAAGGCCCATTGACCAAGAACTACTGGTCTCTAAGCCGTACAGGTAAGATGCAGCAAACCGTTTACAACATCAACTCAGTTAAGCCTCGTGATCTTGCAGAAGATTGGGGCATCAATAACGTTGATGAGATTGAAGCGCTCATCGCAACAATGAAACCTTTTACACGTGCTGATATTAAAGAGCACACAGTAGAAGAGTTGGAAGCAGTCGCTCGTTCTCTTATGTAAGTAAACACGTTAACTGTTGGAGGGTTGCCCACCCCTGGTGTCAACCCTCCAGCTCTATCATTGGGACACACTTTGAACATTATTACAACTAAAGAACAATTAGCTGAGATGGTTGAGTATTACCTCCAGCAAGATGCTTTTGCATTTGACGTTGAAACTGTAGGTGACCGTCGAGGTGTGCCAGCAGTTAACGAGGTGCTCTGGATAAGCTTTGCAACTCATGGCCGCGGAGATGTTATACCTATGGGTCATCCACACGGCGAGTTCATCGAAGAGACCTACCCTCTTACAGGTCAAGGAGAAAAGCGCGTAGCCGCAGGTCTCCCAGCACGCGAGTTAGATTATTCTAGGGATAAGAAGAAGGCCATCAAACACTTTGGCTCAGCCCCTATCCAATTATTTCCAGCAGAAGTTTTTGCGGCATTAAAGCCTTTACTTTTTAACGAGGACATCCTTACTATCGGCCACAACTTAGTGTTCGATCTATGCTCCGTAACTAAGTACTACGGGGAAGTTCCTGTAGGCCCTTACTTTGACACCTTGATGGCGTCTTTTCTATACAACAACAAGAACGCAGGTAAGTTAGGTCTAGATGACTGCTTGCAACGTGAGTTCGGCTATAGCATGGTCAAAGGCATTGGTCACATGGTCGAGATGTACTCCTTTAGCGAGGTTGCTAAATACGCTTATCTTGATGCCAAGTACACGTTCCTTCTATGGAAAGACCTTGTGCCTAAGCTGACCGCAGCTGACGTTGATCAGGTAATGAATCTCGAGATGGATGTCTTGCGTGTTCTTTGCGATATGAAGCTGACAGGCGCACCTATAGATATGGAAGACTTAAAGAGCCTGTATGAGCGTTTTACTTTAGAAATTGAAGAGATTAAGTCTGATATCTACCGTATTGCGGGTCGTGTGTTTAACATGAACTCCAACCCAGAGAAGCAATATCTTCTATACGGGCCTGTATCAGAGGGGTGTCGAGGCCTTAAGCCCTTGATCCTCACAGGAAAAGGTCTTAAGAATGAAGGAGACCTGACCTATAGTGACTACTCGGTTTCTTTTGACGCCCTAGAGCCATACCGTGAGACCGATGAGCTTGTAGGTAAGCTTCTTGAATACGCAGATATGAATAAGCTTATGAGCACTTACGTTATCCCTTACCTTGGAGGTGAGGTGGTAAAGACTGTTAACGGAAAGACAAAGACTGAGGAGAAGGAAAGCCTTCTAATCAACGGGCGCATTTACGGAGACTTTGTTCAATGGGGTGCGGAGACTGGCCGTTTCTCTAGTCGTAACCCTAACCTTCAAAACTTGCCTGCACCTAACAAGAAGCTTCCTCCAGAGAAGGATTACGGAACTTTGATTCGTAACGTGTTCACTGCTCCTGAAGGTCACAAGTTAATTGTTGCTGACTACTCCCAGATTGAACCTCGAGTAATTGCGGCTATGTCCGAAGACCCAATTATGATGAACAACTATTTGACAGGTGGAGACATATACACCACTGTAGGCGACATTATGGGTGTTGACCGCAAAGCGGGTAAAGTACTTGTTCTAGCCATGGTGTATGGTGTAGGCCCAGATAAGATCTCGCGTCAGATCGGATGTACTGTCCCAGAGGCTAAAAAGCTACTATCAGACTTCTCAGAGAAGTTCGTATCTGTGGATAAGTATCGTTTACGGGTGGTTGGGGTTGCTCGTAACAAGGGGTATGTAACAACTATATTGAAGCGACGTCGTTATCTTCCAGAAATTACCTCCAAGAACAACATGGATAGGTCCAGCGCTGAGCGTCAAGCGTTCAACACGCGCATTCAGGGTTCAGCAGCGGATATCATTAAACTTGCTATGATTAGGGCCCACAAGGCGATTCCTAAAGAGTCAAAGCTGCTTCTCACCGTACATGATGAGTTAGTTACCTTAGCTCCAGACCACCTTGTAGAAGAAACTACAGAGGCAATTCGTGAGGCTATGGAAGGTATCAACCTAATCTCCGTGCCGCTTGTTGCAGACATTAAAGTCGTACAGAAGTGGGGAGAAGCGAAGTGAATTGGTTCCGTCGTTTGGTCGGTAAAGACCCTGAGTACGAAATCGTGCAGCATGACATACCGCTTAGTACTGTTCTTCGTTGGTACCTTTACGACACCGAACTAGTTGAGCCAAACTCAATCGTAGAAGAGCTTGGACTGTCACTTGTAAGCGAAGAGGGTGACGCCAAGGAACGAGAAGATAGCGATCTTCGTATAAAGAATGTCGCACCTCTTTACACGTTCTTGGACTCCATAGCTGACATCAGTGCTAACGTTCTTACCAGTATTCACTTGAAAGAACTTAAACAAGAAAACGAAGAGGCATTTAAAGAGTACTCCGAAGAAATTTCAAGTATGAATAGTGTGTACAAGGCAGTAGCTTTATCTACATTGCTTGGCGCGTTTTCTATTAGCGTAGATTTAGGTATCGTTGATATTAGTGGTATATTATCCGACGTTATAGACAAGGAGAACGACAATGGCTGACAGTTCAGACTGGTTTGCAAAACGTATGGGTGTTCCCCAACAACAGCAACAACCTAACTACACGCAACCGCCTATGCCTACCGTTCCTCAACAGTTCACGCCTCAGAATCCCGCCTACCCTACTCAGCAATATGTGCCTGAGCAGACAGGTGCACGACCAACAGCATCTGTTGAATCAACCCGTTGTCCCGGATGTGGTAGCGGTAACTACGGAAAGTCACCCATGGCCCCAGAGTCTAAAGCTCGTTGCTATGACTGCGGTTATCCATTAGTTCAATCAGGTAGTGGCATGGGCTCAGCTGGAAGTCAAGCGACAGGTGGACCTGCTATTCCAGCAAAGCAAATTCAAACAGGTGGGTTTAACCCAACAACAATCATTGGACACATTTAATGGCGATTATTACAGCAGAGCTAAACAAGGTTTTTAAAGATATTAACAAGAAGATGGGCGACGGAACAATTGTTCTTGGCTCAGAGATTCGCGACGACGTAATGGGCTACATTACTACAGGATCTATCTCACTAGACGTTGCTTTAGGTGGGGGATGGCCAATCAATCAGTGGCATGAAATCATTGGCGAAGAGAGCCAAGGTAAGACTGCTATCGCCCTAAAGACCATCGCCGCTAATCAGGCGCGGGATCCCGAGTTCACAACAGTGTGGATTGCTGCAGAGCAATGGGTACCAAAGTACGCTGAGATGTGCGGGGTTGATACCTCTAGGGTTTTTATCGTATCAACTAACATCATGGAAGAAGCCTATGAAGCGGTCATTAAAGTCGTTGAAACCAAAAGCATTGATTGCATTGTTATTGACAGTCTCCCTGCTCTGGTACCTAATGCAGAAGATGAAAAAGAAATGGAAGAACATACAGTTGGACGAGGAGCTCTTCTAACCAACAAGTTCTTCCGTAAAGTAGGTATTGCTTCTAAGCGGTCTCTAACCGAGTTTGAGCGCCCTTTTGTAGGCATCATGATTAATCAGTGGCGCGATAAGGTGGGCGTCATGTACGGAGATCCTCGCACCACTCCCGGAGGTAAGGGTAAGAACTTTGCCTACTTCACTCGGGTAGATATGCGCCGCGATGATTGGATTGAGGCAGGTTCTGGAGAGAACAAGCGCCGTGTGGGTCAGACTATTAAGGCTCGAGTCCTCAAGAATAAGTCAGCAGCCCCTTCAAGGGTTGCGGCTTTTGACTTCTATTTTGCTGATGGCGGGGAAGTACCGGCAGGAGAACTAGACTTTGGCAAGGAGATGATCGCCATTGGTAAGTTGAATGGGGTTATCAGCCGTGCTGGAGCCTACTATCGGTATGCCGATCGTCAGTGGCAGGGAGAAGCTGCTATGCTTGCTTCACTACGGGAAGAGATTGAGCTCAAAGAGGCCCTTGAACGGGATGTTCTTGATTCCATTAAAGCTGGAACCAAGTTTGCTAATGAAGAGTAAGGGCCAAAAAGAGTCTCAGAAGCACGAGGCACGGTTAGCTAAAAAGTTCGGTGGTTCCACAGTGGCAGCCAGCGGGGCTTTTTGGAGCCGCAAGGGCGACGTCCGTTCACAAGAGTTATTAATAGAACACAAGTGGACAGGCAAAGCCTCCTTTACCGTTAAAGCCGCGGTTCTGGAAAAGATTGTTGATGAAGCAATCCTTGATAGCCGAATGCCTGTGCTAGGTGTTAGCCTCAATGATAAGAATTACGTATTGCTTACTGAAGATGATTTTCTGGAAATGCGCCAAACTCTTCAGGAGCATGAATGTACGAAGACATCGAACACGATGAAGGTTGGCGATACGAAGCCAAGTGTCGTGGAATGGACACAGAGCTCTGGTACCCACCAAGAGACAAATCCAAATATAGAGACATAGCCGAAAAATCTAAAGCCGTTTGCTACGGCAAAGATGGTTTGCCTGAATGCCCTGTTCGTAAAGAGTGTTTGCTTTACGCAGAGAAGATGGATGAACAGCACGGTATCTGGGGTGGCATGAGCCACCGAGAACGAAACGCATTAAAGCGCAAAGCGACCAAAGTCGGCCTCACTCTAGAAGAGTGGATAAATACTAGAAAGTCGTGATAGGTTACCGCCATGACTCAAAAGATAAGCGGAACATTAAAGAGCTTTATAGACGTGGCAAAAAAAGAAACACGAGTACTGGGCTCAGTAGAGCGCCATTTACTATCTAAACCTAGAGACTTATCTCGTCGAACAGATGTTCTACACCCATCTGAAATGGCTGGAGATGATTGGTGTTATCGCGCATCGTATTTCCAGCTCCTAGGACACGCACCTGCAGAAGGCAAAAAGTCAGGTCTGCAACGCGCATCTGTATTTGAAGAAGGTCACATGATCCACGCTAAGTGGCAGCGGTGGTTCTATGAGATGGGCGTTATGTATGGCAAGTGGTACTGCGTAGAGTGTGAAGAGATGTTCTTTGGCGGTTCAGATTGCCACGAAGGCCCATTAGAGTATCGTGAAGTGCCTTTGTACTACGCACCTTTGCGCATCTCAGGTCATTCAGATGGTTGGTTAGTTGGCCTCGGTGACCCGTTAATGCTAGAGATCAAGTCAGTAGGGGTAGGAACACTACGTTTTGAGTGCCAAGACTTATTTCGAGATAACGATTATGACTTTGATAAGACGTGGAAAGTCATTGATCAACCCTTCATGAAGCACATCACACAGGTGCAGATCTACATGAAGTTGGCTGAGCTTTTAGGGTACGAGAACTATCCTAAAGAGGCAGTAATTATTTACGAAGCAAAACCAAACCAAGCAGTTAAAGAGTTTGTCATCCGTAAGAGTGATTTTGGTATCGAACACTTGTTCGAGGCAGCTAAAACAATCTGTGATGCGGTTGCAGCAAAGACTCCATTAGGATGTAATATAAGCCCACAAGGATGCGCCAAGTGTAAGGATTATGTAAATGACTGAACTAGTAGCACAAGGTATCGGTAAGAGTATTGTTGATATTCTGGAGTCTCAAGGACTTCCTTTAAATAAAAAGCTAGACATTGATGTTCCAACGTTTCCACATGATATTACCGCTGTAGATGATCAAGAGCTAATGATCTTAGCTACTCAATACATGGAGAACCTAAACTTCATCCTTACTCAAGTTGCCCTAGCTACACTGGCTGAGACAGAAGCTGAACACATCTACGATGTAGCTAAGGCAAAGGCATCGTTAACTAAGTCATCGGGTAAGAGCACAGAGAAAGCTAGCATCCTTAATGCAGCTGTTATCTCTGATGAGGCTATTGAAGAACTGGCTCAGGCTAAGCTTCATACCTATGCTTACCGTAAGATGCTAGAGACAATGCAAGGTAACCTAGAGCGCTATTACAGCCTTACTAGCCGTGAGTTAACTCGCCGCACGTCTGCAATGAGGCAGCGCTTTTAATGAAGGTGTTCCACAAAGGTCAAGTAGATCCTGATAAACCCGTATACCTAGGTATAGATCAGTCGTACAGCGGTTTTGCTATAACTGCGATTCAAGGCGATTCATTCTATACAGAGGTATATAAGTCGGATAAATACGGTATTGATCGTTTACGGGATATACAAACCCACGTGTATAACTGGCTGTATAAGTTTAATGAGATTAAAGATGTAGCCATAGAAGGTTACGCCTTCGGCTCCCAGATGGCAAACATGCTAGGTGAGCTTGGCGGTATGGTTAAGCTGAGCCTATTAGATTTTGGCATATACCCGTTGATAGTCCCGCCCACTAACCTTAAGAAATATGTGACAGGCAAGGGTACAGGTGTACCTAAGAGTCAAATGCTTCTGTATGTCTACAAGAAGTGGGAAGTAGACATCACCGATGACAACGCGGCTGACTCCTACGCATTAGCTAGGCTCGTGTCGGGTACGCACACTCTTGTATACGAAAAAGAAGTCTATGATAAGCTTCAGGACCCAAAGTTTAGGGAGAAATAAATGCCATCAAAGAAGAAA